GGGTATGTGTTTCAAAATTCAGAACGTGCTAACCGTGAAGTCAGTTTAATTGCCGCGTATAAACTTGCCAAAAAGAAATACAAAGACAAAGACGTTGCAATGGAACGAGCGTTTGACATAGTTGAACAAGCTAACGGCCCCGCTCTGGCTGAAGCTGGCCCTGAGTTATTTCAAGATGGTATTGGTAAAATTATCGGAACATTCAAACGTTTTGCATTATCCCAGCTATACCTCCAATACAAACTGCTAAGGGACATTAACCCACTTATTGAAAAACTAGATAAAGACCCAAAACTGCCCGAAGGTGCACCATCTGCTAGGTCATTAGCAATTAGACAATATCTTGCTATCTCAGGAAGCGCATGGTTATTTGCAGGGGCTAAAGGAATACCTGTTTATGGGGCCGCAGAGCTTGCATCTAATTTTGCACAGAAAGCATTGGGGGATGATGAAGACGAGCTTGATCTTGAATTTAATATGAAAGCTAGAAAGTTTATGGGGGATATGGCGTTTAGAGGCCCAATGAGCCATTACTTAAACATAGATCTAGCAAGCCGCACAGGCTTTTATGGGCTTGCATTTAGAGATGACCCGTACCGCAGAGCAGAAGTGGGAGATTTTTCTTATTTTGTAGAGACTCTTTCAGGGCCAGCATACGCAGCGTTTGTACGAAATCCCGGTAGGGCAGTAAAAAAATATCAAAATGGGGATCTGTATGGAGCAATACAAACTGCGGCCCCATCTTTCATAAGAAACGCTATGAAAGGGTTTTCACTAGCAACAGAAGGCGCAGTAAACAGTAAAGGAGTTCCTATCGTAGAAGATATAAACGGGTATAACGCTATGATGCAAATACTAGGGTTTACCCCCACCACTTTATCTAATGCGTATCAAGCCAATGAGTTTTTAAGTAGGCAAGCTCGAAAAATTACTGATAAACGATCTAAGCTTTTATTAGAGTTAAATATAGCTAAAAATGCGGGGGATTTTGATGGGCAACAAGAATTAATGGCAGAAATAAATAACTTTAACCAGATAGAAGTTGTTAGGGATACAAAACAACAAATTAAAGGATCAACCATGAGCTTATCATGGAAGAATTTTAACCGTTACTTAGATGAAGCAGTAAGAGGCTTGCGCCTACCACGAGATTTGCGTGATGGGCTTGTTAGACAAACAGGGATAGAAGACCCAGAAGATATGTAAAACGCAAACTCGTTTACCTCTTACCAGTTCCCTCTGGAATTTTTACGCCATATTCGCGCACCATCTACTCAATACAGTATCACAGGCAAAGAAGCAGTAGAACGCACCCACCCCCGGTGTAGCGTCAGCGCACCAGTGGGGTTATTTTAGAATGGGAACTAGACGGCGAAACGCCGAGGTTTGGAAATAATGGAAGGCGTTCTGGCGGTTGTTGTTATCGCAACACTGATGTGTTGTGCAGGGGGTAGGTTATACGTGTGTGGGGACAAGGCGGTAGGGCTGGTATTATTTAACGCCACCGCCCTATGTATTTTTGTCTATTTATATTCTGTGCTGTAGACAATAAGTGACAGAAGTCATAGAAAAGGCTATTAAAATTCCAATCTGTGCGTATGACCTTTGATAGGTCATGTTTTGGGGGGAGTTGGGTTCTCTAATTCTTGCAGCATAGACCGTAATTTTTTATCGCGTTCTTTTGCTTGAGTTTGATTACCTCGGCAATGCACATCGTTAACTTGAATGTACGCTTTAAGCATATTTCGCAAGTGATACCACATAGCCGGTTTTTTATTTTTGCTCATCTTCTTCTAACCTCCAAACTCTGACACCTCTTACTCTATTTTCTACAACAACCTTCATTCTAACTTTGTATTTTTTATGCTTACAGGCTATCTGTAAAACTCTTTTTGCTTCTTTAGTATTGAGACATGGGATAAAGAAACTACTGCTGGGTTTAAATCTATCCCATTTTATATCAAAGGTTATCCCGTGGATCTGGATCATCAACGTGCTGCCCCAAAGTTTGCATAAAATCTGTGTCTATTAAATCAGTGCCTTCCAGTTTAAATACGTGTGCTTCTACAGGTGGGCTATCGATAGAGGTTCCTTTTGCTAACCGTTTCCGTACCGTACCTTGATGAATACCCTTCTCCTTTAAATCTCGAACTAGGTCTTTAAATATAATTTGCTCTTTAGCACAGTAATTCCTAATCGCTTTACTAAATACATATAAAGTTTCTGTATCAGGTTCTAACCGAGTGGTTAATTCGTAACGTGGTTCTACAACAGGGAGAGGGGTGAGCGGATTTCTAGCGTCTTGTTCCCCATTAACAACTAAGATATGCCCACGATTTACATTTAGGAACCCACCTAGCACCCCAATAAAATCTATCTCTGGCTCAACTATCTGCTGCCGTAACGTATTAACAAGTTCAGCACTCGCCCAGTTAAGCACTCTGGGGATATCTAAATCTATTAGCTGTAAGTGGTTCGCAATCTGCGCCCCTGCTATGTTGCAGGATATAACCGCAGACCAGAACCGTTCACGAGAATTCAAACCTGCTTTTGCGTCTAAATGTTCCTGTATACCCTGCGCTAGTTCTATCGCCTTTGGTAGATTCTTAACTAGGTACTCGATATAGATTGGCCCCGCTAACCCGTAGTTATTGAGCAACCCCCCTTCAAACAACTTATATGCATCAGACTTACTAATGTTATTGGTACGGTCAATACGGTATTCTAATAACCGCATAATCTCCCCATCAGCAAATTGCTTAATCAGAGATAGTTTCTCTGCCATAGAAGCATTAGAACTTGCTAGTGCTATCAAACTCCAGCTAGTGTCATTTTTTCTCTCCACGTTACTTTGAGACTGCATCCGTCCCGGCCCGGAGCCTTGAGATACGTTATATAGGAGAGTAGAAACAGACTCAGGATGCATATTGGTTATTTCATCTACCGTATACGGTAAGTTATTCATAACCCCAAGCCGGTACATCTTATGAGCAAACGTATCTGTCTCTTGAGCTAACAGCTTGTCAGGATGCCCATATACACTATTGCACATCTTCAATACAGTAGACTTCCCCGTACCCGATGAAGAGTTAATTAAGTTTATTAACGCGCCGTTAAACCCAAGATGTTTAATGAGTGGCGCACCAAATGCGGTAAAGAATCCAAACGCATGAGGTTCAAAATCAGGCTTGTTGTATACTTGAACTACGTTTTTCCATTCCGCTATATCCCCTTTAGCAACTAACCACTTGCAGATAGATTCTGTTTTCGGAGAAGGAGGAGAGTACCGCACATCAGATGTACTAATTTCTTTATCCCCAAGAATAAACTTAGTGTCCTCATCTACCCAACCAAATTGTGCCCTCATAATCTCCGCTTCGTTTTGGGACTGCTGACTTTTAGTACATTCAATTAGGTAAACCATCATGTTGTCTAATTGTCTTGGCATCATTACAACCCCCTTCTCCGAAAGAATCTTTCTCAATTCTTCTTTAGAAGTCATACTGGATAATGGGATTAAAAACTCACGGATACCATCTTTAGGAAGCACTAATGTAGCTAACGCCATGTCTCCCTTTTCTCTATCATGTAAACGCTTTACTAGATAAAGATCATTGTGGTAGATCAAAAGATCCTCGTCGTCATCATCACGAGCCTTTTTATAGATGCCACCTTCCTGCGCTCTAAAATAAGGGAAAGGTAATTTAGGGGGGTTAAAATCTACAAATATTACATTAGTGTCTTCTTGTTCTTTTACTTCAAGCCCTAGTTCGATAGGACTTCTTATCTTCCCAAAGTGTGGGCAATCGTCACAAACATTAATGCGGGCTTCATCTATTGTGTCGCACCGATAAGGTTTGCCTATTACATCAACCGCCTTCTCTTCAGTCTCTTGACGGTCATAATCAGGATGTTTATCAGATACCACATGTATAGCAACGTCGGACTCTTTGCAATTAGCCGCAATCGAAAGAACGCCCCGCCATAAATTATAATCAACTTTATCCTGATTTTTTAAAGCGTATTCTATCTGCTGGCATCCCTTCCCTTTGACGATTTTCTGTACAATTTTAGAAAAGGAATATTGTTGATTATCTTTTTTCCGTGAGTCAGCCTCTGCGAATACAGGTTCTTCGGCGGCTTGGGGGGTTCCAATAAGCGCCTTTATCACTTCAAAAGAAGTCGGAGGAGCCTCTTGTAATACTAATACGGCAGCAGGGGGGTTTGTTTTATAGTTAAACGTATCTGGCACACGTAGTATTCTCGCACTGTCTGCCGTAACCGCCGGGTCTGCCTCAAGCCCCTTCTCTTTACATAAAACCTTTAGTTGTCTGGCAACTGGGTTCCAATCATCTTTGCCTATTACTTCTTTCAGAACCCAATAGACGTGTATACCGCGCCCACTGTTTACAATAGTTGGTGTTGGCAATTCTGTTCGTTGGCAAAAAGACAGTAGTGCTTCTAAAGCGTCAGTTTGACTTGGATACGGTTTCCCCTCTCCGCAATCCAAGTCAAGCCAAAAAGACTTCATGTATGCTGCGTTTTCCTGAGTCCTCTTTCCTGAGTTTGCAAAAGAAGCACAAGCAAAATATACGTTAAAATCGCCTTCTAATAAATTTTGTATTGCGGATTCAACGTCTTCCCATACATCATAAAACGCTTGTTGTGGACTTACTTTGTCTTTTAGACCAACGATACAATAGTGACCCTCACTTGGAAGGATCTTTTGTAGAAATGTTGGCATAGTTAAACCTTTTCATTTTCCCTCTCAAGATATTCAAGGATTTTGGCGCTATGCACTTCGTTAGGAATCCAACTACCAGAAAACCATCTATATACAGTCAACTTGGTTACATTAAATTCTTTCGCAATAGTAGATACACGTTTATCCCCCGCAATACAAAACCTACCCAATTGCACCCCTGCACTGGATAAGTCTGCATTGCGATTAGCGTTTGCTATTTTATTCGAATACCCTCTATTGTCAGTCATTATCATCCACGCTTCCGTCTGCGGGTGGTGCAAACTTACTCAAGATATCATTCAAATCCGTCTTGGGTTCCTCTGCACTTGCCTCTTTAGCCGCTTTCTTTTTACGAGTTTTGACTTGAGGTTTCGGCTGCTCGTCTAATGCAACAAAGGGACTCCCCGCTTGTTCTTCTGGTTCGTCCAATGCAGTAAATGCGCCAACGGGTTGGCGTTCTGCAAGCTCCACGAGTTGCATAGCATTAATCCAAAAAGACACCCCTAATCGACCGGATATCTTGTGCGGATAAAAAACCATTTCTAGGTTGATAGTGCTCCCCGTGGTTAATTCAAAATCTTCCGCCACTGGCTTTGCGTCACGCCCCACTTGAATAGGCGCACTTTGTAGTTTCCCTGCGGCGCTCTTACAGTTTTTGTGGATACGTTGGATAACAAAAAACCCATCCCCCTCATTTTTTATCTGGGGGGTTTTAGCTTCACCTTGAAGCACAGTCGGGTCGGGCATCGATTCTCCAGAGTAAGGACTCTGTTGCCAAGCCTGTGCGTAGGCTTGCATAAAACTTTGCGCCGCTTCAGCATCCATACGAATACCTAACTCCCATCGCGCATTGGGTGCATCGGCGGAACAAGGTACAGTCTGCCCTTTACCACCTCCCTTTCGAGTAGCTTCTGTATCATATCGATACGGTTGGTTAAGCTTTGGATATCGTGCTTCTACGTTTTTTAGAACGTGTTTTACTAATGGTGTTTGTGCCATTTACTTACCCCTTATGAGCGTCTTACAGTTATTTTAGTTTCCCTAAAGATATTTAACCCTCTAGGCTCTTTGTCTGGGTTCTCTTCCAGAAATTCTTTAAAGTTTGTCTGGTGGACTCGCTTCTCTAACAATTCGGGCCTTCCTTCTGTCTGGATCAAGTTGTAAAACTCATCCCAATTAGATGTGGAATACCGAGTTTTTATTGAACGCATAATGGTTCCAGAGTTAGTTTTGACTGCCTCTGATCCCAGTTGCTCCAATTTATCATTGCAGTATTGCTCAAGCGCCTCTTTCTCACGCTCAAGATTCTTTACTTTTTTATCTGCTTCTTTATTTATTTTTGCGATCTCATCACGGATGGTGACGATGGCAGCAGCCATTTGCTCAAGAGAAAATTCTTCTTTTATTTGGGCCGACATAATTTTTCCTTTGCTAAACAATGTTAAGTAATTATAGACATCTACTAAACTGTGTCAAGCGTTTTATCGAATCACTTCTTGGTATAAATCTAGTAATTTAACGTGGGCTTCGAGTCGGCCCGAAAGCATTTTATATAGCTTTCTTTCAATCGCAGACCCTTCAATGTTTACCACCGTCATCGCATTTTTCTGACCTTTGCGGTTTATGCGAGCATTGGCTTGTAGGTAGGTTTCTATAGAAGTGATAGGAGAGTACCAGATGACTGTATTCGCGGCTGTTAATGTAACGCCATGAGCTGCCGCCTGTGGTTGGATTACTAAAACTCTAGGTTCTGGCAATACTTGGAAATCTTGAATTAATTTTGTTCGTTTATTGAGCGTTACATCCCCTGTAATACACTCAGTAATAATCCCCAATTTATTTAGAAACTCATACAATATATCTATCGTATGTTTGAAAGGAACAAAGATTAAAACTTTTGCGGTAGCCTCATCTATTACTTCCCTTACGACTTTCAATCGATTAGATACGTCAAATTGCAATACGTTACCGCTATTAGAGTAAACTGCACCACCTGACAACTGTAGTAGTTTACTCATGTTGACAGCAACATTAGCAGAGGTGACATGTTCATCCCCCGCTTCCATAATAAATTCTTCTCGCAGAATCTTATAGTAATGCCTCTGTTGTAGCG